GTCACCAATACGTTTGACAATATCATCTAAAGATAATTTTGTCAATGATCCAACTTTATTTCCACCTGTTAAAGGTTTATTAGCACTAAGATCACTTATAGCTGTTTCCATTGGTCCATATAACATATCTACCCAATCGTATGTTTCTACACGATTACTACCTTTAGGAACTGCTTTACCATTTCGTTTCATTACAATGGTATGTGGGAATCTAGCATGTAAAGCTTCAATATCTTCAATAGTGATACTTTTAATTGGCATTTTATTACACGTCGCAAAAACCAATTTACTTTTATATAGAAGACCTTTCTGCTTTAGATCCGCTTGATTTGTTCCTACTGGAGAATTTGATATAAACGTGAACCAACGTAAATGATCTTTGTTGTCTTTTTGTTGAAAGGCATCATCATCATAAGTTATTTCTTGTCCAGTGTAACCTGTATCAAATTCATCTCGACTTTGGATAGTCCATGTATTCCAACTATCAGCATTTCGGAACGCTAAACCTCCGTTTTCTTTGACGTACTTACAAACTTTCTTTGTTAATATATCAACAAGATTCGTTTTTCCAATCTGCTTTTCACCTTGAATACATACACCAACTGGTTTTACTCGAGTTAAATTTGAATTTTCTAACACCATAACTTCAATAAATTGTGTCTCTAATGATGCTAAAATTTTATGGCATTCAATAACCACTTTATCAGATCTAAGTTCTTTAGATGTTAAAGTATTGAGTTTTGTTTTCAATTTCTCAACTTTAGCACGCAGTTCTGATATACGAGTTGAACTTTCTGATCTTGTAAGTTCATTAGGACATGTTCGTAAGCTAGTTTTAAGCCAAATATCATCTTTAACTAAAGTATTTATATCTTTAGCTATTTCTAATATAGTGTCATAATTACTATCTTTAACTAATCCTAATCTAATTAATAATGGATTCATGCGTTTGAATATGTTATCAATTGCTCGTTGGTTACGATCAACATTTACAATAAAATTGTCAACTTTAACATCTCCAATTTCAGCTTTTGTAACTGTTAATCCAACTGCCATAGCCATGGCCACTTCATCTAACATTTGTTGATCACCTTCAACAGGTTGAACAGCTGGTAACCGACCTAATACAATCTCCCAAATACTCTGTGGTAATTTTAATAAACTTGACATAATAGTTAAACTACTCATTAAATCAGATCTACTTTCAACTTTTTGGAATTGATATATTAAAGCCGCGAATGCTGATGGGTATTCTAAGATTTGGTTTATGCATCTTCCTAGAATACTTTGTCTCTGTCTGAGACGAGCAGTATAATTTCTAAATACAGTAATTGGATAGGTAATCTGATCCATATAGTATTTTATTATAATATATATACAGTATAAAGTAAAACCTTTGAGTATATAATTTATCAAAAAATATAATGGATTAAGATAACTAGC